TAAAAGAGCCGAATAAAAGAACAGGCGATAAGGGCTGTGTCTATGTATGGGCTACTGGTAGCGAGGGGGAACATCACAAAAAGGACGGCTGGAGAACCTTACTTGTGTATTTTCAAAATTACGATCCTACGGAGCCTAGAGCTTATAGACTTAATTACTCAAGAGAGTTGCACGAAAGATCACAAGAAGCCTTGGGCAAAATTAAAAACGGTGAGGGTGTCGGAGGTAAAAACAATGGGCGAGGTAAAGGTAAGGGGGAAGGTGAAGGCGACGGTAAAGGTAAGGGTAAGGGGAACGGAGATGGAAAAAACGGGCAAGCAGGCGGCGGCAGCTTGAGCAATAGTGACGATATCATTTTTCACAATCTGCCCCCATCTAAGCTTCCAGATAAGGTTACAGGAGAATGATAGTTTTACTCGGCAAGGAAAGAAGTGGAACCACTTGGTTGCAATATATTATTTCAGAAATGTCTGACCTGATGTGTACTAATGATCAATTAACACTAAGCATACATCATGAATTATATGGAAGTCATAAGCACTCCTTAGAGTGCATTCACAAAAATGTATCCTCGGAAGACTGCTTGAATAAGCTGAAAAAAGTAGTGGCAAAATCTCATAATTTTAATCAGCATTTAGTTTTAGAGATAGGCAAAGATGGTAGACCAACCCCTGAATTTCTTAAAGCCAGACCTGAATTAGATATTGATTCTTTGCCCGCGTTTCCACCGGATGACAGACCTAGATTTATTCGTCTAGATCCACTTTGGAAGTATCCAGCAATGGCAGAGCAAATTAATTTGTTATTTGTAATACGGGATTACAGAGAATGCGTTATAAGAAATGCTAAATCTGCTAGATTTGGAGGTGTCGATTTTGAGCCGCAGTCTTGGGAGGACACATTAGGTCAATATCTGCAAGTTCTCAAACAATATGAAGATTTTACAGGGCCAAAATTTTTAGTAAGGTACGAAGATTTGATATTGAACACTCAAGAGTGCGTAAAAAATGTTTTGAATTTTTTGAACGTATTTAACAAACAAAAATATGAGGATTTTTTTGAAAAAATAGAACATCACAAACAACGGTCTTTAGATCTTTACACTAAGCCCGGTGCTTGGGGTGGAAGTAGATCTTATACAATGAATAACCCAACAGATTTAGAATTTCATAGAAACTCTCAAAAATCTTCTTCAGATGAAAATTTGCCATCCGAAGAAATGATCACTAAGAAATTTATAGAGATGGCAGGGTCAGACGTTCTTAAAAGATATTTTGGAGAGAAGGATGAATAAAGCGGTTATTTTTGGCGTGACTGGACAAGATGGTTCTTATCTTTCAGAACTGTTGCTAGAAAAAGGCTATTATGTCGTAGGAGTTGCTAGAAGGACCAGTACGTCAAACACGTCCAGAATTGATCATTTGCTTGAGAACAAAAATTTTATTGTCGAGAGTGGAGATATTTTAGACTTTGCAAATATTCATGATATTCTATGGAGACACCACGCCGACGAAGTGTACAACCTAGCGGCCCAGTCACATGTTGGAATTTCCTTTAACCAGCCTCTTTTAACTTGGGATATAACTGCCAAAGGATGCTTGAACATTTTAGAATCAATAGCAAAGCTCAGCAAACAGCCTAGATTTTATCAGGCTAGCTCAAGTGAAATGTTTGGTGATCAATATACCACTTCTGAATCTGGAGATAAATATCAATCAGAAGACACGCTTTTTAACCCCCAATCCCCCTATGCTGTAGCAAAGCTGGCGGCTCACAAGATGACAGAACTTTATAGAAAGACGCATGATTTACACGCAAGTTGTGGAATATTGTTTAATCACGAAAGTGAACGAAGAGGTGAAAACTTTGTTACACGAAAGATTAGTAAGTACATTTCTACATTTGATCCCTTTTCCAGACACAATTCAAAGCTATACCTAGGAAACCTTGATTCTTGTAGAGATTGGGGTCATGCTAAAGATTATGTCCGGGCTATGTGGCTTATGTTACAACAAGATAAACCAGATACATATGTTATTGCTACGGGGATTACGCATTCCGTTAGGGATTTTGTCATAGAAGCTTTTAGATGTGTAGGCGTAGACGATTATGAGAAGTTTGTCGAGATAGATCAAAAACAAATTAGACCTTCTGAAGTTCCATATTTAAAAGGAGACTGTTCTAAAGCAAAGGAGATGATAGGGTGGATGCCAGAGATTTCATTTGAGGACTTGGTATCAATTATGGTTCAATATGATATAGCGAGAATAACAAATGACACACAGGCCACTTATTCTGTCAAATGACGAGATTGTAGAGACTATTACAGTTCAAGAATGCATGGACATTGTGGAGAAGTTGTTTGAAAACCTAGAAGATTCTCAAATGCCGCCTAAGATTTATCTGGATATTCCAGATGGAGATTTTAGAGCCATGCCAGCAATAGTGGGTAATACGGCTGGAATCAAATGGTGCGGTGTACATTTAGACAAAACAAGAAAAAAAAGAAAGATTAACATTTTTGCCAAGGTTTTGATTAACGATGTTGATTCTGGAAAACTTCTAGCGATCATGGATGGGGAAAAGATCACAGCTATTAGGACCGCTGCCGTTACCGGAATAGCCACTAAATATTTATCGAAGAAAGACGCGAGCATTGCCGCATTTATTGGGTGTGGCAATCAAACTCAATATCAAATTCAGGCGGTGTGTCACGCTAGAAAGATAAAACAGATTAGACTTTTCGATTTTGATTACACTCGGTGTGATATATTGAAAACTTATTTTTCCAAAGATTACGACGTTGTTATTTGTGATGACGGCGAAGAATGCATAAGGGGTGGAGATATTATTACAACCTTAACCCCTTCTGTTTACGGGTTTGTAAAACACGATTGGTTAAAAGATTCGGTACACATTAATGCTATCGGCGCAGACGCTCAAGGAAAAAGAGAGCTAGATTTATCTGTATTAAACGGTATGAGTTTGGTAGTATATGATGATTGGGAACAGTGTTCACATTCTGGAGAGATCCAGTATGTAGACTATAAGGATAAGAAGCAGCCATGGGTATCTTTGGGCGATATTGTTTCGGGAAAAGAGGAAGTCAGAGGAGATCAAATTTTATTTGATGCTACTGGCCTAGCGGTAGAAGACGTAGTTACTGCTAGGTATATTTATGAAAAGGTCAAGTAATACTTTAATGAAAAAGGAGAGAACTATGGGAAGTCGTAATGTAATAGTGTATCTTATTATGGGGATCGCTTCTGTTGTCTTGGGATATGATATATATTTACAGCACCAAACACAATTGGCTACCGCTAAGTATTATAGAGCCATTATTGATCAGCAAGAGGTTTCTATCAAGAAACATCAAGAAAGTGAAAAATTTGTCAAAGAGCATGTTGAAGACATCTATAAACTTTTTGTTTTAGATTCGGTTAGAGGTTATGTAACTATGGACACGTTAATTCGCGTGTTTCATTATGCCAAGCCGCACAAAGGTCCGGTTTATGGTTGCCCTGAATGCTCAGACATTAAAAAGAAGGGTCTACCGAATAAACAACTACCGGGAGAAAAACTTAAACCTCCAGAAAGAACTGCCAATGCATTACAGGGTTCACATAGATATGTCAAAAATCCTCAAGGATATGAAGCAGGCAGGGGTGAAAGTCCATAATAAATTAGAGACTATCATTCGCGTTAATGCTAAAGATCCAGACATGGCATGCAGGTTGGCTATAGGGAAGGTATGTCAGGACATCTCTAAAGAAAGAGAGTGTACTCGACATAAAGAGGTTGCAGCCAAGGCAAAGGAAGTTATTTCTGTTACAAAAATTAGAAAAGCAACGTCTTAATGCAAAACCGTAATTTTGATGATCCAATCTATAAAGACTGGCGAAGTAAAGTATTTAAGCGGGATGGATACTCTTGCCAAATGCCGGGGTGTCGGGAATCAAAAACTAGAATTAACGCCCACCATATTAAAAAATGGGCTAGCTCTCCCAGCCTGCGATTTGAGCTTCTAAATGGTATTACTCTATGTTGGAAATGCCACAAAAAAGTTACTGGTGTCGAAGAACAATACGAGGGTCTGTTTTTACAGATAGTTTATCAAAATGAACTATGATAAATATGAGATAATAAGAGACACCAGAGAAAAGCACGGGTGGGATTTTGAATCATTCGACAAGTGCAAAGGTGTCATACAGGAGGGCTTGAAAACTGGTGACTACACCATAAAAGGTTTAGAGTCTGTTGTATGTATAGAACGCAAAGCTAGCACTCGTGAAATTTCCATGAACCTAGGAAAAGAAAGATCTAGGTTTCTAGCAGAGATGGAGCGAATGTCTGAGTTTAGATGGGCTTATATTGTTTGCGAATTTTCTATCAACGACCTCATGACCTTTCCTAAAAATTCTGGTATTCCACAGCGCAGGTGGAAGTATACAAAAATGAATGGTAAGTTCATGTGGAAACAGTTATGTGAATTCAAGGAAAATTACAATGTGGAAACTTTATTTTGTGGAAACAGGATTAAAGCAGAAGAAAAAACGGCAGATATCTTTGAGGAAATAACCGAGAGGCTAGACTATGAAGGACAGCAGTAAGCTAATCAAAGATGCTTGGTTAAATATTGACATACCAGATGAATCTAAGCTGTTTAATCCTTTGAAGCTTGACCGTGAAGATTTTCATCTAAAATTGACTTGGCTTATGATGCAGCCAGAATATTTTTATTTTATTTGTAAAGAAATACTTAATGTAGAATTGCTACCTGTGCAAGCTTTGATGCTTCAGGAAATGTGGCAAAGAAAATTTCCCATGCTGATCGCTTCGCGTGGATTCGGAAAATCTTTTATATTGTCAGTATACGCTATATTAAGATGCCTCCTTATGCCGGGTCGGAAAATTATTGTTGTAGGCGCAGCATTCCGCCAATCAAAAATTCTATTTGAGTATATGGACACAATATGGAAAAATGCTCCCTTATTGAGGAATATTGTAGGAGCCAATGGTGGTCCTCGACGGGATGTTGATATGTGCAGAATGCACATTGGGTCCAGCACCGTAACCTGTTTGCCTTTAGGGGACGGATCAAAGATCAGAGGGCAGAGAGCAAATGATATTATTGCTGATGAATTTGCTTCTATACCAAGAGAAATTTTTGAAAACGTTGTTGCCGGTTTTGCTGCTGTTACCGCCTCACCTGTAGAAAATGTAAAATACATAGCGGCAAAGAAAAGGGCTGAAGAATTAGGTCAAGAAATATACCTTGATGATGATGAGGTTCTATCTCATGGCAACCAAATAATCTTATCGGGAACTGCTTTTTATGACTTCAATCATTTTTCGGAATATTGGAAAAAATGGCGAAGCATTATCCAAAGCAGAGGAAACACTAAAAAACTGGAAGAGATTTTTGGCGGTGAAGAAATTCCCCATGGGTTCGATTGGACTCAGTATAGTATAATTCGAATTCCGTTTGAGCTTTTGCCGCAGGGGTTCATGGACGACGCGCAGGTAGCTAGATCAAGAGCTACTGTACACTCTGGCATTTATGAGATGGAATTTGGCGCTTGTTTTTCCAGCGATAGTAACGGATTCTTTAAAAGATCGCTGATTGAGTCTTGTGTGGCTTCTCCAGAGAATACTATCACTTTTCCAAGCGGAGAAGTAAAATATCATGCAATAACAAAAGGCAACTCGGATGTAAAATATGTTTATGGCATAGATCCCGCCTCTGAGGTAGATAACTTTAGTATTATAATAATAGGATTATGGTCGGACCACAGAAGAATTGTTTATTGCTGGACTACAACCAGAACAGACCACAAAGAGAAAATCAAAGCAGGGCTGGTCAAGGAGACGGATTTTTATTCTTATTGCGCTAGGAAGATCAGAGATTTAATGAAAGTGTTTCCATGTGCAGAAATTGCTATGGATGCTCAGGGCGGCGGTATAGCCGTTATGGAGGCTTTGCACGACAAAGATAAGATACAAGAGGGTGAAGTTGCTCTGTGGCCTACAATAGACGAAGACAAGGAAAAAGATACCGATGGAGAGCCGGGTCTTCATGTTTTAGAAATGATACAATTTGCAAAATCAGACTGGGTAGTTGAGGCGAATCATGGCATGCGTAAAGATTTTGAAGACAAAGCGCTTCTATTTCCCTATTTCGATTCCGCAACAATCGGGCTGGCTATTTCCGACGATAAAATTAAAGACAGAAAATATGACACGCTAGAAGACTGTGTTATGGAGATAGAAGAGTTAAAAGATGAATTGTCTATGATTATCATGACACAAACTACAACAGGTCGAGATAAATGGGATACTCCTGAAATTAAGATAGCCGGTGGAAAAAAAGACAGGCTGCGTAAGGATAGATACAGCGCATTACTAATGGCGAACATGTCTGCTAGAACTATACAAAGAACCCCAACACCGCCTCCTTTTGAACATCTAGGAGGTTTTGCAACACATATAAAGAATCAAGAGGATGGACCAGATTTTGTTGGTCCCGCATGGTTCACGGAAAACATGAGGGGAATTTATGACTAAAAGGTGTATCATAGTATGAACAATCCAATTGTCAATTGAACTGATAGGAAATCAATCGAAATGCCAAACAATATTCCAGACCAAGACAGAGCCGAAGCCGCATTTGTTACTTGGAGTGACGAATCTAGCAAAGAGCAAGCGCTTGCTAACGTGCAAGGCATTCTTGACGATTATGACGGCATACAGAAATCTTCAGCTTATGCTCGTAGATCTTTTCTTGATATAGAGCCGAATATTTCTGTTAGAACTGGATTTGACAGACGTGATTATGACAGATTTAGAAGTGGCGAATCGGTTCCACAAAAACAAAAAGACGCTATACGTATGTGCATGGCGGCTTATGACCGCGTCGGCCTTGTTAGAAACGTTATTGATTTAATGGGTGATTTTGCATGCCAAGGAATTAATTTAGTTCATCCCAACAAAAGAATTGAAAAATTTTACAAGGCATGGTTTATTAAGATAAATGGCAAGGAAAGGTCGGAACGGTTTTTAAACCTTCTCTACAGAACGGGCAATGTAATTCTCAAAAGAAGGACCGCCAAGTTAACTAAAAAAATAGAAGAGGAGCTTAGAAGATCGTCTGGAAAAGCTGACATAGTTCCAGAGTCTGTCAAAGTAAACAGAAGAGAGATACCTTGGAAGTATGATTTCCTCAACCCGATGTCCGTAGAGGTATTAGGTCAAGAGCTTGCTACTTTTGTTGGCAAGCCGCAGTTTGCTTTGAAGATATCCAATCTTCTAAAACGACACATTACAAACGGCAGCAAAAATCCCTACCATCAGAGATTGCTAGCTCAACTACCTGCCGATGTTCTCAAGGCGGTGAAGCAAGGGATTAGTATTCTTCCATTGGACGTAGATAAAACTTCCGTGTTCTATTACAAAAAAGACGATTGGCTAACATGGGCCAACCCTATGATTTACGCCATCTTGGACGATATTTTAATGTTGGAAAAAATGAAGCTGGCAGACATTTCTGCTTTAGATGGAGCTATTTCTAATATTCGACTTTGGCGGATCGGAGATTTAGAGAATAAAATTCTCCCCACCAAGGGTGCGATTAACAAATTAAGAAACATATTGGCTGGAAATGTTGGCGGGGGCACAATGGATCTGGTATGGGGTCCAGAAATTGATTTTAAAGAATCAAACACTCAAGTCTACAAGTTTCTTGGGTCTGAAAAATATCAACCGG